AATCAACATCTTCCTTGCCCCAGGTTGAAAGGGAAGCTCCGCTGAAGACAGGCACTCTAACAGGATTGTTGAGAGGGAATGTTCTTGCCCCCGCTTTCCTCACGAGGCCAAACTGTCCCATCAGCCTTGCCACCTGATTGCTCACCTCTGTCGGTATGAAGACACCACCCTCATCTGCCTCGGAGAGTTTCTTTGCCTTGCCTATGTCACCCTGTGCGAGTGCCTTCACTATCTCCTTGAATTTTTCTTTTGCCTTGTCATATTCTGCTTCTTTGCCTTGAGGAGGCTTGATGATGTCTTCCCTGATTTCCTTGATGACATCCTCCACAATTCCATTCCTCAACTGCTCAAGATACTCCTTGACTTGCTCTTCAGGGATGTTGAAAACATCCTCTTTCTTCATTTCTTTTGTATCAGCCATTTTTCACCTCCTGTCTTTCTTTTTTTAGAACTTCTACCATTGCCTTAATGAAGGCGACAGCGTCAACAACCTTCTTCTCCTGCTTTGCCTCTTCTTGCTTTTCCTGTGTATCTCCAGTGCTGTTCGCACCTAATACATCAGGTTCAAGCATAGAGGCAAAAGCCTCATAGAAAAATTTAACAACCTTATATTTCGGGGGTTCTATATCCATTTTTCTATAATACTTCACCAGAACATTGTATATCTTTTTCCTATCTGCTTCGGGTATGTCCACGCCACCCCTTGCACCCATGAGTGCTGCCATCACAGCAAACAGGCCCCGCTTGACTGCAACGAGTTCTCCGTTCTGCACATAACAATAGGGCAGTTTGTATGCTGTGAGGTTCTCCTTGTTTGCATCGTCCCTCCAGAAGAAACCCTTACGGTATTTATTCCAGTCTATTGTGTCAGGATTTCCACTGCCATCTGAGCTTGCCCTTTTTCTCAATTGTTTCACACTCTTATTCTTATCCCACTTCTCATCAACTATTTTCAGGTCAAGGAAAGGAGTGACGGATTTCACCTCTGTATCTTCAGGAACTTCTTTTCCCCTGTCAACCTTCTCGTCATCTGTTTTGTCAACTTCCTCTACCTGTTCGCTGATGTCTTTTGTTTCAGCCTTGCCTATATTAGCCGTTGTCATTGCCAGCGGATTTGCCGGGACTGCAACAAGTGACCACTCCAGCAGTTCCGCCTTTGTATATACCCGCAGAACCTTTGAAGGTTCAAAACCAAGTTCCTTAATTTTTTCAGGGTCTTCTACCCACTCAAAAGGAATAAACCTGATTGAAGCACCCCGTATAAAACCGCCCTCAACAAGTGTCTTTGCTTCTTGTCCTAATTGCGTAGGTGCATAGATTAGTTTCGCCCGCAATCTGTCTCCGTATTTTTTTATCCATTCGCTCCTGCCTACAATCGCAGTGATTGAAAGAGTATGATCCGCAAGCACAACAGGAATATCTGTGTAATTTTTGACATCAAGCCCCTCTACAAGTATCACCTCTTTATCTCTGTCAGGGGTTTGCACCGTGATGTCAAAAATATGAGGGTCACTCGGTTCATTATCCCTTGCCTTCACTTTTTCAACGAAGTTTAAGGGATATACGCTTTTAAGAATTTCACCTTTTTTAATTTCCTTCATTTATACCTCCTCTTATTCAGGTGTGACCATCACACACCTGCAATTGATTACATTTTCCGCACTTCCTGAAAAATCCCGGGGATACATTAGTTCTTCTCCGTTTACTATGAAAGGTTCACTCACCAGAACCTTCTGCTCATGTGCATCTATGTGCCATGTTCTTACTCGCTCATCCAAAGCAGTGAACCAGACTTTGTGAGGTATGTTCGCCTCAATAAAAGCCCGCCAATCTACAAGGCCTGTCGCCTTACCGACTTCCGTCCGTGCAACTGTATATGCGTGCCTCTGTATGCTTGGGAACTCATCCTGTATTTTTCTGGCTATCTCTCGCATAGTCAAACCCTCATCTATTCCCTGCTTGATTATTCCTCTCCATGCGTTTAATACCGTATCAACACAGGTATTTTTATAGAAGTCATACAGGTTTGAAAATTCCTGCTGCAAAGCAGGATTAACTTTGCTAAATTCTATACCAAGCCCAAGACTCACATTCAGAAAATCAATTTCATCCTGCCCTGCTTCCTGCATTGCCTGTGTAATGTTTTCAAAGAATTTTTCCGTGAGAACATCTGCATCAATGAGGATACCCTCTATCACAGCATCACTTTTCTGAAAACTGTTCAAAGCCTTCACTATTTTTTTCATTGCCCATTTATACACTTGTTCAACTTTCTCTCCTGCTTTGTTTGTATGCTTATTTAGAAGCCGTATCCAGTTTGCCCAGTATGTCATGTCACGCTTCGCTTTCACTTCACTTACATCCTTCTTCACCTGTATTGCTCCATATTCCTTCTCGCTCCGCTGTTGAGGAAGTTCCATCAGAGTAGGAGGCACGAGGTAGACATCTCCATCAGGTGTCTTATCAAAACCCCACATCTCCCTTGCTTCATTCCTCGTTATTATTCCTGTTTTCACCGCCTCTGCAATCCTTTTATCCAACACAAGATTATCACGAGGCAACTCAAGGTCTATTTTGAATTGTATTTTGTAGGGCTTCAGAATTGATTGCCATGCTTCTGCAAATCTCTTTGCCAGAGGGTTCACCGTGAACCGCTCAAACATATATATACTTGTTTCCATATTCGCCCTGTTGACTTTTTCAGTGATCCCCAGCATCGCAAGAGGAACTCCCATGACGCCCGTGATTTCTTCCCTTGTTGCTCTCCTGCTATTTGAAAAATCAAGTTCCGCAGGTGTTAGGTTCACTTTCTCTATTCCCTGCCCTTTCAGTATCCCTATTAGCTTCCCTGCATTCTCAAGCCCTTTTAATTCTGCACGCATGTCTTTCAGAACCTTCTCCATCTCCGCCAGATTTTTGAAGCCCGTGATTGCCAGAGAAGGTGTTCCCTTCTCAAGCAGGTTGAATTCATATTGATTGATGTAATCATACCTCTTCCTTGCAGGCCTGACATAGTCAATTAAACCCTTGCCGTAACCATAAGGGTCTTCGGGGTCAGGTAATTTGATGTGAATAACATCTTCAGGCTTGAAAACAACCTCTCCCAGCTTGTATCCTAATATTTGCCCTGTCTCTTTGTCCTTCATAATTTTCATCTGCCCCAGCTTCGTAATATAAACAAATGCAGGCTTGTCCGCAATTTTGCTTACAACCCAATAACAATCTCCTTCCCAGATTGTTTGAAAAATTGTTATATAAGCAAAATCCCAGTAGGCCAAAGAAGGCTTGCTCACAAGGTCAAAAAATAATCCTTCTGTTATTTCTTCTTCCTTTTCATCCAATAGCCACCATTCCTTTGATGCCACTGACTTACATATTTTGTCTACACTTGAAAAAACCCAATGTGCAATATCCCCGTTGTCTGTAAAGGTTGTCACCTCAAAGCCCCGCTTTCGCATCGCCCTGACAAACTCTTCAAGTGACAAAGATTTTTTCCTGTTTAAAAACCTAAACAACTAACACCCCCTTCTCAAAGGTAACCTGCTCTTTCAAATGTGTATATACCGCATATCGCAAAGCATCACAGGCATGGTCATTGAATTTCACGGGCTTATCCTGAACATTGCCATCTTTGTCCTTTTGCCAGACATAGTCGTTCAGTTCCTCCCATGTGTGCGGGCATTTCTCTATGTCAACAAAGATAGGTGTCTGTTTCAAAAAGTTAATGCCGTCAAGGATAGACTTCTCTGAAGGATATGCAATAAAACCCGCTGTGTTGAAGTCCTCTATCCTTGCAGGCTCTGCACTATCGCAATAGATAGGCACATCATACTTGTTGAGTCCTTGCCTAAAGATTAGGCTCTCAATCTCTTTCCTGAATTCCTCCTGTGTCAACCCACGCTTGTATATTTCATCTATCACATAGACTTTCCTATCCTTGATACCTATCAGCAGGAACACTGAAGGATTGTTGAAACCAAAATCCACGCCTGCAATGTATTCATCTGCTTCCCCTTCAAGCCTGCCTTCCTGTATGTGCGTGTATATCAGCCTGTGCTCTGTGTCAACTCCCCATTCGCCCAAAGTGTATCTCCTATACAAGCCTTCATCATATTCCTTCAAACCCTCAAGCTGTTCAATGTAATCTTTGTCGAGGTAAGGGTTGTCCTCATAGTGAAAATGTATTTTGCGGGAAAGGTTCTTTGCGTGCTGTATCTTCCACCACTCATATATTGCATGCTTTCTCCTCGGTGGTGGATTGAAAGTCAATATCATTTGCCTCCAGCCCTTTTGCCCACGCAAGGTTGCATTGAGTTCCTTCAAATCCTCAAGGGAGAACTCCGTTGCCTCCTCAATCCATATCCAATCCCAAGTAGAAGATTTCAACTGTTCGTTCCTCTCCCCTGAAGATAGATAGAAAGATATAAAATACACCCTTGAACCTGAAGGAAATTCAAAGTAACTTTCTGTCTTCTTCTCGTGATAGGGAACAGCCCACTTTTCTAATTCCTGCCTGAATATCTTTAAGGCTGTCACCCTCAAGGAAGGCATACGCTTCCTTGTGACAAGGATTGAGGCCCCCGGGGTGTTCACCGCATGATAGATAATCTTATTTGCCACCGTTGTCGTCTTCCCTGAACCCCTTGAACCGTATATGAAAAGATACTTTGCTCTCTTCTGCAATACTTCAGGTTTGATGATATATAAATCAATCTTTCCCATCTTTACCCTCTTTCGCATCGTGAATGTGTATTTCCACATTCCCAAAACCTGAGCCCTTCGCTTCTATCTGATGCAGATTTCTCCACTCTTCTGGAAACCTGTTGACAAGCCAAAATATCATTGCCGTTACATTCCCGTTCCGTGCCTTCTGAAAAAGAGAATTCACTATTATCATTTTTCCCTGTATCCTGCCTCTTTTTATCGCCTGTAAGAATTCGGGAAAGTTCTTTTTCCAGTTATATAGAGTTTTCTCGGAAATGCCTAAAATATAAGCAATATCCTTTTCAGGTAAGCCTATACCTGCCATCCGTTCTATTTCCTCTAACTGTTCGGGATTAAACTTGCTATGCCTTCCTGCTTTACTCTTTTTTTCTGTCATATTTTTAT